AAATGATTCTGCTCAGCTTCCTCACGCATCTGCTCTTCTTGAGCTTCCATTTCAATGACTTTAGAAGCCTCACTACACATAGCAAGAAGCTCAGCGCGGGTCATTACACTGTAATCGAAAGAGCGAGCATAGCTCTTGCTGAAAGCCTCAGCAGTAGAATAGTATGCATCCTCCTCAAGCTCGATGCGCTTGAACTCAGCAAGAGTACCAGAAGGCACACGCTCAGACCAATACTTGGTCTCTGTAGGAGCAGGCATCTTGCCCATCCAGTTACCTGGAGTTTTCATAAACTCATCTGCCTCAGCATGTTGAGCCAGAATATAATCTACAAGTGCTTTTTCCATAATTTTCTCCTCATTTCTCACTATAATCATCTTCCTATACTTTTATAGAAAGGTCAACAGTTTTTTTCAGAAAAAAGAAAAAAAATTATGTGCCGGAAGATCCAACAGGTTTACAGACATAGGTTGCTGTGTCCCAATCTCCATCAGGGGGGATATTAATATATTGTATTAGCATTTCATCACATTGTTCTTTGGTATCAAACCATTGTACATCTTGGTCTATGCATGTTGATCCAAGACATACAGTTAACAATACGTGCCAAATAAACTCCATTATTCATACAAGAATGTTGGTCCTTGTACACTCGATTCTGTCAGCATAGCTTTCAGCTCGTTGTAGCCTCCAACATAGTTTCCATCAGCATCCCATATCTGAGGAACTGTTTTAAATCCTTCTTGCTTGAAAGAGATTTTTTGATCTTCAGTAATCAACTTAATCTCTTTATATTCGATATTCTTTTCTTGCATCAGTGATTTTGCTGCAGCGCAAAAACCACATGATGATGTTGTGTAAATTTTATACTGCAAAACTTTCTCCACATCCGCAACTTGCGGTTGCATTGGGATTGATAACTTTTAGATAAGAGCCTCCAAGCTCATTAACATAATCTACAGTACATCCCATAACAAACATTTCAGCTATTGGATCAACTGCAAGGTTACCAACCGTTGGTTCTTCTTCAGTGACATCCCAGACATATTGAAAGCCTGAGCACCCACCACCTTTGACGGACAGCCATACATTAGGCTGTCCGACTTTTTCAAGATATTCTTTCGCACTATCTGTTAGCGATAACAATCTCTGGGTTCTCCCTGTAGAAAATATGAGCACCTATTTGTGTGACATATTCTTTGTTTTTAGCCCACTTTGGATTAACATAATCCGCGTGATAATATATAGATCCTTTTGTGAAGTCATCTAAATGACCATAAGTATATTTAAACAAAAAAGCATGTGCTAAGCTGTATATATACTCCCACTTTTCCTCATTAAAGGCAACATCAGCTTTTCCATCACAATACCAGCTGAATTGACATCTATGCTTGATTGGATAGAAAACACGTTGAGCTTTTGGTAGATCAGGGTTCTGACGTGTCTTCCATGATTCTCTGATAGGACCTTGGTAAACCACTTCACAGATCTTATCTGGATAGTGATCAGCTTTAACTCTATTCATCACCACAAACGAAACTGCTAACATTCCTTTTGAAGACTCATTACGAGATTCAAAGTACATGTTCTCAGCTAAACACCGAACATCCTTTTGTGTGAACGCGTGAGTGGTAGTTGGTAGAGTTCCTATAAGCAGTATAGCTGCTAAGAAGAGTTTCTTGAAGTTCATAAGCCTCTTTCTCCCATGGTAATTCCATGTACTCGTCAGTTGTGCTATATGCAAAAATGTGCTCTTCGCCTTTCCATTTTTTGAACACACCTTTATCAACTAACTCATTACGTACATGTTGTTTAACATGAACCATTTCGTGACAAATGCATGTTACGAAATCGTCATACGAGAGAGTTTTGTCAATCTCAATTTCAAAGGTTCTATTATCTTCGCCTTCCATACAGAAACCGTCAGCACCTTTTAGCTTTGTGAGATTGACAGAAATATCAAGAGATCTAATTCTTGGCATCAATTCTTTGATACAATACTGAATAACATCAGCAGCTAAATCTCTCTTACCTTTTGTACTTCCAAAAATTTCAACGTAGTTCATAAGTACCTCTCTCACTCTATTATTTATTTTCTAATAAAAAGTGAAAAAGGTCAACACTTAATCTTCAATATCTTCAAATTTTATTTCAAAACTTTCAATATTATATGCAGGCTCAGATTCGTTAAAAATAAACTGAGGAGTATATCCATCAAATGCACCACCCATGTTGAGGAATGTTGCATACTCAATAGCATCCTCATTCATTTCAAAGTGAGCAATCTCTTGATCGGATTGAATCTCATATACAGTCCATTGGTTATCATTAAAGTATGTTTGATAATTGATAGTATTAGCCATTTAAAACTCCAACATTTTTAGTTTCTCTTTGTCGAACTTTTCTCCGATTGTGGTCTTATCAAACACTGGTGAGTCTTCACCAATCTTTGGACCGTCTATAAGACCTTGCTGTTCGGCAGGATCAAGGTCATATAATCTCATCTTTGGTCTATCAATACCAACCAGGAATCCTCTATTGATGGTTGGATCTGCATATCTATTTTTAAGTTGTTTAACTTTTAGTTGTCCGAGGTCTTGGAGTTCGTCTGTGCTAATAAGCGCAAACATAAGGTCAGCAGTGGCTGGAAGACCAAAGCTCTCCGACGTGTCTTCAAGCCCCACATCACTAGCTCCGTAACCCGATCTAGTTGTTTGTGTCGCGCTGACGATTGGCAGGTTAAATTCCACAGCGAGACCTCGTAGCTCCTCTGCAATCGCTTTAACATATGTGTACGAGTTAACATTATTGCCACCTCTCAATCTAGATGACATACAAATATTCAAATAGTCAATATAAATGATGTCAGGTTCAAAGTTTCTTTTGATCTTCAATTCATTCAATAGATGACGAAAGTGAGTACTACCAGCACTCGCTGTAGGATATTCTTTGATAATTAGTCTGCCGTGCGTTTTATCTTTGACACGACCCACTTTCTTATCGTATGCATCTTTTGGCAGAATGCTGAGCTCATCGACTGTACAATCGAGTAGATTTGCGTCAATACGTTCTGCAATTTTTTCTTCAGCCATTTCCATTGTGATGTAAAGGACATTTCTTCCCTCCATTAGATTGGCTGCTGCACAGTGACACATGAACAAAGACTTACCAACACCTGTACCAGCAAGCGCTATGTTAAGTGATTTGCGACTCAGTCCTCCTTTTGTAATCTTGTTAAAGTAATCAAGATCAAAAGGAATCTTCTCTTCTATTGTATGATAGAAGTCATAACGAAGATCACTGTCTTCCAAAAAATCATGGCCAATATGATTATCAAACGAGACTGCAAGTGCGTTGGATAATATTTCTGGAATATTACCTCTTGTTGTCTTGCCAGTCTTATCATCTATAATCTGAATGGATTCCATAACAGCATTATATACAGCTTTATCTTGACACCACTTTTCTGTGTTATCAATAGCCCAGGTCAAATCAACATCTGGTTGACCCATCTGCTTTATATAGTCACCAAGCTGAGAATATTGATCATCAGATAGGTTCTCTATCTTATCAACCTCAACTTCTAATGCTGTCTTGACTGGAACACCATTATACTTTTTGATATATTCATCAATAACACCAAACAAAGTACGTTCAGTGTTATCGTGAAAGTATTCCTTTTTCAGGAAGGGTAGAACCTTACGAGCGTAGGGTTCATTCGTCGTCAAGCATTCCAGTATCGTCTTCTCTATCATAATCTTCCTGTCCATAACTGTATTCTTTTTTAGCTGCAACCTCTAGCTGAGCCATGATATCTTCTGTGAAGTACTTTTCTGGGTCTTGCATAATAGATTTAGCAAACACCTTTGTACCATCTGGTAATTCAAGTCTCGTTGAGACTTTCTTAAATATACCATATTTCTCAGCTAAGTCAACTAGACCAAAGTATCTGTCTAGTCCTTTATCGAATGACAGTCTGACAGTAACATCTTTATTCTCTTTAGAGAAGCGAGACTTGTATGTCTTGACTTTAATTAGATTACCAACAACCTCAGTACCTTCTTTATCTTTCTTCTTAGTAAGCATTGCAATAGTAGATGCTGCATACTTGAGGCCTGTACCACCACCAATCTCTTTCATTGGAACATATGATCCAACTACATCGTAGACGTGGTTAGTAACCAGCATAGGTACTTTGATCTTGGCAAGTTTTAGTGTTAGTACACGGAACGTAGCTTTAATGACCTGAGCCTTTGTCATGTCTCTTGTATCACTACCAGCAGTTGTATCAGCCATCTCTTTAGATGTAGACAACATACCAAGTGAATCAAGAACCATCATCATAGGCGGGGCATTCTTTTGTTTTTCGTAAGATTCCACGATCTTAAGCGCGTGAGTACGAAACTTTTGAATCGTGTCAGGTTCCGCGATAATGACTCTAGTAGTATCAATACCTCTCTCCTCCATCATTACCTTGGTTACAGCTGCTTCAGTATCGTAGTAGACGACACCCCCAGTTGGGTTATCATCAAGGAAGCGCTTGAGGACTCCAAGTACGAAGAAAGTCTTACCAGTGGCGCTTTCACCAGCAAATGCTGTAATCTTGTTATTAGGAACGCCACCATAGAGACTACCTGAAAGGACAGCATTAAGTATGTACGATCCAGTATCGACTGTGCCTGTGAACTCACTCGAGCCAGTTCCGTCAGCAGCGATATTTGTATCCTCATCTTTAATCTCCTCTACAAGATCTCTGAAAAAATTACTCATTATATACTCCTAGAATTTAGCAATGTTTTGCTTGTCAATCTCAACTTTATCAGATGGCAAAATTTTCTTCTTAATACCTTTGTAAGAATCTTCATCATCTCTCTCTTCATGCGATAGACCTATAGCCTCTTCAAATCTTTGAAAGAAACTCTTTGTTGGTTTATCTTTAATTATATCTTCTTTACGTGTTTGAGTCAACCCTTGATTTGCTGCAATTAGCAATAAAACAGCAAGAGGATCAAATACAGCAATGATAATTATAATCACCCATCTTACGGCTTCTTCTAAATTATCTTTGTTTGTTTCATCGTAAACAAGTGCTGCTATATATCTAATTGGACCTACTTCAGCTTCAAGACCAAGTTGTTCTTTTTCTAAGACTAACTTTTCTTCTTGGAGGCTTCCAATTTTTTCTGCAGCTTGTTGGATGCTTCCTTCCAGTCTATTACGTTCATCTCGTTGGCTTTCTCTGACCGCGATCGCGCCATCATTTCCTCTGATCCTGTCATAATCGATGAGCGTCTGGACCGCATTATCGAGTTGCGTAATAACTGTCTCTGCATCTGTTATTCTCCTTTGTTCACGTTCTATTTTACCCTCAATGAGAGAAATTTGCAACGAATTATCTCCAGATGTTATAGTTTGTTCAATGTGAGCTTTTGATAGAAAACCAAAGATACCCATTGACGTAACAAACATTAGTACGACAACTGCTGCTGTTAAATATGTTTTGAGAAGAACTGGTGTTTCTTTCCAGTTCTGATATAGCCAAGATGCAGTGACGAGTTTACCAACTTCCAGCAC